GGATGTATAAACGGATTTCTTTGTAGTTATGGCTTTTGCTGTATCAACCTCTATGGCAGCTGTTTCTAGTAGCACTAGACATAGCAGTAGCCCAAATGCTATAGCCCACGAACTCGCAAGCTCACCCCTACGGGGCTTGCGTTCAGGCTTTGAAAGCCTGCCGAAGGCTAGTAGCGTACCACGCTTGTCAAATTGGTTAAGCGTACTGTCTCGAATAGTGAGACGCTTCTTCATGTGATTTATGCAACAATCTTTTTTACCCATAACCCTCACTCCACTCATGACCACATGCACAACATAGGTGCAGGTAATCTTTGTTATATTGTGTTGTTTGTGTGTTATACCCTAGGCACTCGGGGCATTGATCTTTGCGCATATTGAACAGCTTAAACCTTCCATTTTCCAAGCCCCACACTTAATACATCTAACTGGCTCGACCATTTAACACCTTCATCAATTCTCCTAATGGCATTAGTGCTACATAGTCCTCGGCGTTCTCGCCTTGACCGTTCATGCGTAGCACTACAATGCCTAGCTTCTCTGACTCCCTCAATTTTAACTGTTTAATGGCTGATAATGGGTCAAATCCTGTGCGAGCCTTGATCTCAATATCAAAGGGTATGCCGATCACATCTGAGCCTGTGCGCCCAGCCCCAGCTGATTCAGCATACGGATACCATTGTTTAAGGTAATCAGCTACAACTTTCTGTGTCCGATAGCCTCTATGCTTGCGGTGTTGGCTCATCTTTAGCATGACCGAAATCAATATGGTTGATAACCCCACAGCTTAGGCATTTAAGTAAATCACCCTCATGCAACATGCGTGGTTCATTACATAACTCGCAACAATCAGACAGGTTTACAATGTCAAGGCTTACACCCTCATCTGTAAATATAATCCTTGTACGGTCAGGGTAGATCATCTCCATATCGCCCATTTATTTATCCTGTTCTCCAAATGACCACTTGCCATTAGCTGTGAGTCTGCCCCATACAGGGGCACATTGATCAGCCTTACGCTTCTCAACACAGACAAAACCATAGTAAGGCTTACCTGCTTGGCTTGTGCCTTCTTTACGGATCATCGCACCATGTTGGCATTCATAGGTTTGATCAACCACAGTTGCATTTAATGATTTAGCAACCTGCTCAACAGACCATTGTTCAGGTTCAGCTTTGGCTTCAGGTGCAGACCAAGGGTTGTTCTTTATGTCTGTCCTTAATGCCATTTCAATAGCGGCAGACTTTGAGCCTAGCTTGCCATACATAGGCTTAACAGGTTCAGCATTACCAATAGAGACCTTTTCCATTTCAGCTCTATTAGGTCTAGGTGCCTTGCTACCGTCTTTTCTTGTAGAATACTTAGGATCACCTGAGTTGCTTATGCAACGGGCATAGGCACTTGTTTCTGCCTTTTCTATTGCAAATTGTGTAGCTAATGATTCTCCAGCTAAACCACTAATCCAAGGGTGTTCATCTGCCCATGTTCTAAACAGTTCTACTTGGACAAACACAAACCCGTCTGATACTTCGTAAAATGACTTCATACGAAAGTCAGGATTTTCTTTAGCAAACAGCTCTATTCTTTCCTCAGCTGTCATGTATTTATCTAGATCAAAGTAAGCCATAATCTATTTCGTCCAATCCTTGTGCGTAGGCTTGTTGTTGTTCCAATGTCCATATACTGCCGTCATGCCAACTCTCCAGTTCGGTTCGACATGGGTGACAATAGTTGCGATATTTGCAGGTCGCTTTTCTGCTCGAACTAATGCTCGTGAAAATCGCCATGACTTGACCTTTGAGGCTAGTTGCCCCATAACGGTTTTTACAGTAGTCACAGTAATTCTTAGTCCTGTTCAGTATTATCATGTAGCTCTGCCATTATTTTCCTATACACGCAGGCGTATCCGATAATATCTTTGAGACTGTCCTCGTGGTGTGGACTCTCGCTGAGGCGTGAAACCTTGACGAGCAACATACACATGGCAGCTTGCTCTGGACTAATGTAAGTGTCCAAGTAACCTGACCATAGTTCTGAGATTCGTCTGTGGTTTGTAGCTGCTGAGCCATAGTCTGAACCTCTTGACGCAACAATGCCACTAATCTCATTGAGCCACTCATCAGTTTTTTTCATAGTCAAATACCTCATCTACAGCAACTCGTTCGGTTGCCTTGGCTGAAGCATATCCATTGACCCACCCACGCTGTTTACCTATCAGGAAGCCTCGATCAAACCCAATGTAATATGCACAATAGGCGATACCAGCTGTGTAAAACAATATACTGACTGTAATCCATGTACTCATAATTTCCTTTCCGTTGACAGATTTTGCCAACACCGAAAGTATGATGATTTGTTCATGGTAAGTGTAGGAACTGACAGGCGTGTCCTATAACGCTTTTGTTACAAAACCCCTATTGCGTCGAAGTCGTCAATATGGTCATCAATGGTTCGATCAGGCTCTTTTCCCATAGACCTTACCCTCAAATATAAAACTGCCGTCATGGTTAATAGGGATTGTGACCACCGTCACACGAGTCTTGTCTACATAGGCAACAGCGAATCCACTCTGCCAGTTCGCATAGCCTCTCGTGTACTGCATACCGCTACTAGAAAGGTCTACTAGGTTACCTACCTCAACACCTTGTAATACACGCCCTAAACGCCCATTGTGAGCCTCTGAGTAGGACATATGACCTAGCCTGTGGGTGTGACCACAGACAACATTCTTACCTATGCGGCGTGCACCGTTTAAGGCTGTCTGCCCAGCATTGTTAGACATAGGGAAAGCGTCGCCATGAGTGACATGCCAACCTTTTGCCCAGTCAAATCCGTATGGGTGATACTTAATGTTGAGCTTGTCATATCCCATAAAGCGTTCATATTTGAGTTCGGGTAAGTTAAGAAAACTTGGGAGTCTTTTTTTGATTGATCGGTAGAGTCTGATTCCATGGTTGCTTCCTACTATGTCCGTTACTCCCAAGTAAGTTAATACCTCTTGGGTAAATACTCTGTCCTCATCTAAGTTGCCTACCATTTCATCAACGGTATTGGCATTAAAACTGCCCAACTGGGGTAGGTCGACTTCATCTCCGACACATATTGTCTGATGAGGTTGCCACTTGGCTAAAAAACGACCAACTGACTTTACTGCTAATTCATTTATGTACGGGGCTTGCAGATCACTTATGAACGCAATTTTCTTAATAAGGTTTAGTCCTCATCCTCGTCGTCGTCTTGAAAAGGTGTAATGTCAGTATCAGCTGTAGTAGGAATTAACCACTCAGGCATACTGTTTTTGTTATCCATTAGACCTAATGCAATTTCGACGGTGAAACCAGCCCTGCGTAATGCTCTAAAATACTCATTAAGCGCAATGGCGTGCATGTCAAGTGCAGTAGTCTCTAAACGAGCTACTGACCTTTTTTTGCGTGCAGGTTTCTTTTTGGCTGCCATGTTTTAATTGTCTCTCGATAGTAGGACAAATAGGTCATCAACACGCCGTTCAAGGCGATTGATCTGATCTTTAATACTTGACCCACCATTGGGTCTAAGTTCATTTAACCAGCCCTTGACTAAGAACCTAAGTCCTACTGCAAAGCCAGTAAATACAGTTGTTATTGCGGCACAGATAGCGGCAATTTCTACCGCTGACATTACTCTTTTGAGCCTATGCCAAACTGCTTATCATCAGGGTTCAATGCACGAAGGATAGGTGCTACAAAAGCCACGACAAATGCCTTCCAAATATCTGAAGGTGAAGCGTCAGGTGCAGCTACATAGATTGTAAGTAAACATACAAACGCTGATCTTGCATAGCTGTTAAGTATTGTCCAGTATTGGGTTTTCATATTTTGCCCCCTAGTAGTGGTATATCAAAAAAGGTACTGTCTTGATCTGTTTTGCCTTTTCTAAAACTGATATGTATATGAGAATTATGAGGATTAAAACCACGATATTTTCTCCATGACCAGTTAAGTATTGGTGAGGCTATCTTGCCTAAATGGATTACATAAGATATGCGTCTATGATTTTTCCCGTAGAGTCTAAGTTGATCTGCCAAATATGCTGAATCCCCTCGGTTGTCAGAAAGGCGAGCGTCAATGTCAATCGCTCTAACCACACCAGTCTTTGCCTCTGGTATATGGTCGGACTTACCTGCCTGTTGATGGCGCAGATCAGCCACCCACCCGTCACTCCGCCTGCTACGACTTGGGTAAAAATCATCTATTTGCTCACGCAGCTGTACTGCGGATTTAGATAACCAAGGTTTCAACCCAGTCACCTAATTCCTCGTTCCAAACATATTTTTTATTGTCATTTGGGTATTCAATGGGTGCGTTCCAAAATGAACCTGATCTAATCCATGAAGGATAAGGTTGTGGAGTTACAAATATATCCTCATCAGGATTATAGGTATATGAAATGCCAGCGTAAATGCCTCTAATTTTAGAGTTGTAACTTGTTTTAATCCAAGTGCCACCAAGATTATCTATTAACCATTGATAACCTTCGTCACCTGCTGGATCATTGTTGTCGCCAACTAAAACTCTAATAACTTTATTATCATTATCTAACTCTGCCCAATGGCTCACGCTGCGTACCTCACAATAACAATACCCGAACCACCTGCTCCGCCTGCAAGCGTTGAGGTATCATCAATACTGTTTGATCCTCCACCGCCTCCGCCTGTATTTACTGTACCCCCAGAACCATTTGAGTTTGATGGGCTTGATCCTCCACCGCCATAGCCACCTGCTACTGTGGGCGCACTAAAAATTCCTCCACCTGCACCACCGCCTGCATAATAAACTGTGCCAGAAACATTTTCACCAGTGCTGGTTGCTAAACCCCAAGATGAGTAAGTAGATAAACCTACACCTCCAGTGCCACCAGTAGTGTTTAATCCCGCAGTTCCAACAGCCCCTGATCCTCCACCGCCACCAGCGCCATATTTATTGCTTGCTTGAGCAAATGCTGATGAACCGCCATCGTTTCCTTGTCCAGATGTAGATGTTCCGCCTGCAACATTTGATGTGTTATTTACAGTTGATCCTCCACCTGAACCACCTGAACCGCCTTGATAGGCAACATTGATAGTTTGTGATTTAGCACCAAAACCACCGCCAACCGCCGCAGTCAAAGAACCAAATTGTGAATTTTGACCTTGAGTTCCATTATTACCATTTACAGGTCCAGCATTTGCTCCACCAGCACCACCAGCACCAACAACAATAGAATAATTTGCTGGAGTCAATGATTGGGAAGAATAATTAATCAAACCACCAGCTCCCCCGCCAGCACCTCGATACGATCCGCCCCCGCCCCCGCCAGCAATAACTAAAATATCAGCGGTTAAGGTTGCGTTGCTAACACCTAAAGTTCCATTGCCAGTAAAAACTCTGTAATTGTATCCACCTGAAGTGTAAAGAGTTCCACCTGTGACAACAGGTGAAGGCGCACCGTACAAACCTGTGACAATATTACCAATCATTATGCGATTGCACCTACGATAGTCCAAGCATTAGCAGCTGTGCGGATTGCAACCGCTGTCTTGTATTGTGCCAAGGTTGGTGCTGTTGGTGCTGCACCAGCTGAAGTAATGGTTACACCTGCACCAGCGGCAAAGGTTAACAACCCTGCACCTGAGTTTAGGAAAGTAATAGCTGTACCGATTGCGGCTTCTGTAAGGGTTGAGTCAGGGGCAATAGTAACTGTCTTAGTGCCAGCGGCGGTTGTCCTTACAAGTACCTGATAAAGGTCTGAGTTGGCTACTGTGTAGTCACTAGCCTCGTCATTGAGGGTAAAGGTAACTAACCCGTTAAACATTGCAGCTGAAAGAACATCACCTGTTGAAGCTGGAAAACCTGTTGCCATTGTATTACTCCTTAGTATCCTAGTATATCATCACCAAGGACACCATAGGTGGTGTTACCTATGATAAACCCGTCTGTGATTGGTTCAAGCGTGGTAAAAGTACCTAACCAGCGATTAGGGGTTATATCCCAGCTAATGCCTTGCACCTGTAAGTTCTTGGTTATTGTCGAACCGTCAGGCTGTATGTTAGATATATCAACATTAGTAAAGTAGTCCATGCCTAGAACTGTGTCAGTAGGTACATCAGGGTCAAGCAGGTCTAGGGTCATTGCGTCAATTCTGATAGTGGTATCTGATCTAGTAGCGACATAGATACGGGCTATGTTGTTAGCGTCTGTGTCTGTCTGTACAACTAAATCATTGTAGTTAACGCTGTGTGGGAAATATGTAGCCACACTACCTGCGTCCTCAGCAAACTGAGCAGTACCACCAATACGGGTAATAGTCGCTTGGTTAATGATTAGCTTGTCATCAAATGCAAATTGCAAATTCTTGTAAGGTATATCGCCTGTCTGATTAAACTCAATAGGTGTGCCACCAGCTGAAGCAACTACCGTGTTACGGTTCTTGAATATGGCTTGACCTTCAGCGTCCATATAGAAAGCACCCTGCTCGCTAAACTCTGCATTGATAATAGCGTTTAACGCTGTGCGTGTTGTTGCTGGGTCTGCCTGACATAATGAGTCGCCTGTATCTAGGGTACGCATGGAATTAGGGAAAGATACGGTGTCTAGTATTTTGCCTATGCGCTCACCTGTGTCATCACCATTGGCTTGACCTGTAACAGTTGTTATGTTGGCTAGGTTGAATAAACGGAATCCGTCAACAGCTGTAATGTCTACATAGGAGACTTGCTCAGCCTGATCGTAGGTATAGGTGTAGGTTGTTGTATATCCGCTAAAAAGGTAATACGAAGTGCCTAGATAACTTGCTGAGATTCTTAGCTTACGAAGCGGTGTGAGTTGACCAAATAGGTCTGAGCTTGTGTTTTGAGGGTTGAATCTGCCGTCTTGGTCATAGATTCTAACGGTTGCTGTGCCAGCCTCGTAGGTGTCTCTAAGGATATTACGACCACGCTTAATCTGTATACTGCGTGTGACTGGCGTCACATCAATAACTAATGCTGGGGCTGTGCCGTCTCCAAGGATACCGAACCCAAGTCTGCCGTTAATAGGGTCACCAATAGTAAACGGGTTACCAAAGGTTGCACCTGAGTTAAAGTTTAGGCTTACATTAAGTTGGGCTGGTAATGTCATTAGTCTATTAGATTTAATCTATTCAGTTTAGATTGTATGCCTGAAGCTGAATTGTTAATTAAACCATTTTGTAATTCGTCTAATAAACCAGCAGTTGCACCGTTAACAGTCACATTTATTACTTGACCAGTCATAGGGTTAATGTTTGGATTAGCCTTAAAATATGCGTCTGCTTGCGCTTGCATACGGATTGAGGAAGCTGCCATAGCAGCGGATAAACCTTGCGCTTCTAAACTTGCCGCCATAGCACGATATTTGTTTTCCTCAGTTGACGCAGTTGGTTGAACTCCTAATCCTTTTTGAGCAGCAGCTAACTTAGCCAATTCTGCAAGTGCCATTGTCACATACGCTGGATAATCTGCAAACGGATTAAGTGCCTTAGGCAGGTTAGCAATAAATGAAGCTAAGCCTGTGGTTTGAGCCTGAGATATTAGCAAGGCGTTACTTAGGCGATCAGCCTCTTTAGCATTACCAGTCAATAAGGCTAACTGTAATTCAAGGCGTATCTTTTCGTTTTCTGTGATCTTACCTTGTAACGCAGCTAAAATACCTGCTTGGTCAATGTCAAGTAAACCTTGACCTTTTTTTAGTTTAGCCTGATCTTGTTGAACCTTTAATGATTTTTGCTGTGTTGATAACTGTTGCTTTTGTAATTTTAATCTCTGAGCGTCGACTTGTTGCTGTTTCCTACTGTCTGTTTCTGCTAAGCGTTCTGCCAAGCGTGGTGACGGATTCATTGCAAATGGCGCAAGTTTAGA